ATTGAATTGCTAAATCATTTTTATTTGCTAAGAAATATCCTTTCGCTATTAATTCTTTTTGTTGATCTATCTTTGCACGATCAGTTGCTTTTTTATCACGTGCCTTTTTCTTTTCAAAACCTAATCTCTCACTTGCCTCTTCTGCTTTTCTCATCATGTCTTGTTGTTTAACTTCAAGCTCGTCTCGTTTGAAATCGAGCAACGGATCGCCGCTTGATTGTTTTAATAGCTCTTCATACTCTGCAACAAACTCTGCAATTAATTCTGACTCACGTTCAGCAACTCGTGATTGCATTTCCATCATCATCTGTTGTTGCATCATCTGTTGTTGTTCAGGCGGCAACTGTTGCATTTGTGCCATAACTTCTTGTTGTATTTCTTCCTGAGCTTTTAGCGATATGTGCTGCATGATGTGCGCCTGTAAGTTTGCCATGACAATAGGACTCGATTTAACAACAGTGCTGTGCATCATGGAAAAGTGTGCCTCAATGTGAGCATCGTGATTCTGACCAGGAAATGCCTGTGCTGGCATACCTGCAAGTATCTCAGAGTTTTCCGTTGCAGGATCTTTTGGCTGTGGTTGTTGAGGTGGAGCTAAGATTGCGTCAATATTTTGCACACCCATCGCTTCATACATTCTTCGATACGCTTCATAAATATTGTGCATTTGCGGTGCTGCTTGTGCTAACTGTAATTGTTGTTGAGCCAATGTCACACGTTGTGTAACAGAAAATATGTTAGGATCAGATACAGGTATCACATCAATACGTGCATCAAAGTCTTGTGCTTTGATCGCTTGATTACCACCAACAATCTGATACGGATAGACTGGTGGTAAACTTTCTGCAAAAAGTTTTGCAAGCAACTTGAATTCTTTGCCTTGTGCAGCGTGCATTCTTTTGTGAATAGCAGACATCACTTTCATACCACGCTCTAATAACGCCATGGTTGTACCCACTGGGTTGACTTCATTGCCTTCACCAAGTTTCATGTCAGCCACAGCTGCAAAAGATTTACCGCTGTCGATTACAAAACCAAGTAAATTAAATAACGTGCCTGATGGTTCTTTGTAGGGCAGTGTCATCAAAGATGCACGAAGATCACCGGCTGGTGCATCTACATCTCTAAACTCTCCAGGAACTAGTGGCTGATCATCGTCACGTATTCTTAGCCCGCGAGCTTTAAACCCAGCAGGTAAGTTGACGAGTGTCCCTGCATCAATAAGCTGTCGTAATACAGAGGTTGCGGTTTTTGTGAGACCACCCAACATATGGATAAGACCAAAACCATAAAAACCAAGACCTGGCAAAAACTTGTAATGAACGAAATATTGTTTTTTAATTTTAAGTGAATCAGTTTCATTCCAGTTTCTTCTTATCGATAATATTTGATTTGAGTTCTCCTCTATAGTTACAATATATGGTAGACGAATGCCAGTCTCTTCGCCTGCCTCATTGGCATCCTCGTATCCCGGCAGGTCTAAATCTACGTGCATCTCAAGAAGTGTATACACATCGTCTTTGGTGTATGTTTTTTGTTTACCATCTAGCTCGTCAATTTTATCTTGCACCTCGCTTGGGTCACCTTCAGATGGTTCACCCACAGGAATATCACGGTAAAAACCTGACACCTGAAACTTACGCAGGTCGTTTGACATCATCTTTACAACATGTGTAATTCTAGAACATGTGTGCAAATCTGTTGCTTCGTATGGCACAACCAAATCTTCTGACGAGACAAACTTAGAAACAGGTCTGCCTAGAGTGTTGTCAAAATATATTTTACGAAACGCCGAACCAGATAGGGGGAGATGAAAAAGCATTTGATCTAGTTCGGGCTCGTATTCCTCCATGACGTGGGTAAGTTGGAAATTCATAAACTCTTTTACACGTTGTGATTGTTGTTCTACTTGCGGGTTGATAGCGCCCATGATTTGTGTTTTTACAGGACCGCCTGCAGGAAATAATTCTTTGTAAGATTGTGCTTGAAACTGAGTGACTGATTCTGCAAGCAATGGATGAGATACACCAGATGCACCAGGAAAAGGATTTGTTCGATCTTCATACTGCATGCCTAAAAGTTCTAGCCCCTCTGCATAAGTTGACGACCAATCACCTCTTGATTCTTTGTCACCTTCGTATGCATCAGACAACTCTCTTGCAATCATTTCAAGATCGCCATCGTTCATGTTCTCAGCTAAGTTTTCGTTGTGTCCGCCCATCATTGGTTGAGGCGAACCAAAGTCTATCGTTGCACCACCGTCAGCATCAAGCTGCGGATCACCTTCCATAATATCTACTTCTTGCGCTCTGATGTCGAACTTCATTTGTTCTTTGAGCGGCATCTCCCTGTCTATAGCCATGTTACGCCCTCAATGATGCTATGCCTTGGTCCCTGTCTGGCATTCTTTCGCGAGCAGCTTGTAAAATATTTTCGCCCTGCTCGATTACGAATTTTTTAAAACCCTCTTCGCCCAAGTATTCACTTGGTAGTTGGTTCATATCATCTAATTGATTATAAATTTGTTTTAAATATTCTATTGTGCCAGCGTCAGCTGTTCTTAACATTCCTTCGCTTTCTAACATCTCACGTAGTTCCATTGGATCTGTTTCAAACATTCCGCTTGGATCATCAATCATGTCAGTAGGCACTCTCATCTCTTCATCATCACCACGCGCCATTCGCATGCTGCCTATTCCTGCGCGACTATCTTTTATGCGAGTATCTTGTCTCATACTAAACTACTTTTTCTTAGAGCGTTTGACGCCCTTAATCTTACCCTTGTTAATGCTAGCATAGAATACAGTCTTTCCTTTCTTTTTACCATAAGTTTTTTTCATGGATTTTAATATTTTCTTACCCTTCTCGTTCAGTGGCATCTAGTCTCCTCCAAAACTCGTCCAAAGCATTGTGTTCGCAGTTGTTGCAGCCACAATCTTCAATTTTGCACGAGCCTCCAT